TTCAAAATACATTGCATCATCAGGATCATAGTCAGGATGCTTCCAATATTCATAGAACTCAATATCAGCAGTGAAGTGACAGGGTCGCCAATCAAAGTCTACTTCTTCATATGCTCCAATTGCATCCAACCAGCTATCCATGTTTCTAGCAGGTTCAATGTACTCGTATTTCGAGTGTTTTTCAAGAACATCTCCATCAGCTGTAATCTTGTATGTTGACATACTCTGATTAGGTGTACTTTTAGTTTGGAAATCAGTTACCTCAACTCCTTCTGGAAATTCAGGTAATTCCATTTCACATATTAATGTATCAAACATGCCCATATAGTTTTTTGTAAAATTTAATTGTTTTTAATAGTCCTTCGTCAAACTCTACCAAGTCTGTGCGATATTTGAAGTATTTGCTTTCGATAGCGTACCTCAGATCGTGACCCTTTCGGTCTTCAACAAACCGGATTGCATCTGACAGGGACACTGTACCACCAAAACCCATTTGGTCAAGTATTTTTTGGATCAATTCCAAATTCGACATTTCAACACCGCTGCCGATGTTGTAAACCTCTCCAGCCACTCCTCGATCTGCCACTTCCAGAACGCATCGATTGTGGTCCTTCACATAAATCCACTCTCTCACATTATTACCAGATCCATACACAGGTACTTTTTCCCCATTAATAAGCTTTCTCATAATAGTGGGAATTAACTTCTCTCCACATTGATGTTCTCCATAATTATTGCAACAACGGGTGACTATTACATCCAATCCAAATGTGTGGTGATATGAAAGGGATACCAAATCACTGGAAGCTTTTGATGATGAATATGGACTTCTTGGATTCAATGGAGAATTTTCATTGAATGGATCTTCATCATAGTTTAAATGTCCATAAACCTCGTCTGTTGAGATATTTATAATTCTTGGATTATGGGGTTGATTTTCCATAATAGACTGCATCAGATTTGCAGTTGCAATAACATTGTTCTTGATAAAGAATGTTGGATCAGAGATACTTCTATCAACATGGGATTCTGCTGCAAAATGGAATATATAATCAAACTTATACTTATTTGTAATATAATCTAATTCTCCTTTATTAATTAAATCAATTTTAATAAATTGATATTTACAATTATTAATATCTAAGAACTCATAGTTATATGAATCCTCGTCTGAATATATTTCTCTAGAACCAGTTCCTAGTTTATCAACATTTATTATAGATACATTATTATAATTTTCTATAATATATTCTATAAAATTACTACCAATAAATCCTCTACCCCCTGTAACCAATATGGTTTTTCCATTAAGATCAATCATTTCAGTATTATATACTATAGGCTTTGGATTGTCAATCCCCTAAATTGGACTAAATACAGGTATGGAGGACTACTACGACGAGGATTCTTTAGATGCTGTTGCATCTAATATAATCGATCAAATAAAAAATCAAGGTAAGAGCTTGAAAAGCATTGAGAAGGATTACCCTGAACTCTCTGCTGATGATGTTGATGCGTTCGTATTGAAATACGGCTCAATGGCTGTTATTGACCTCTCAGACGCGCTGAAAGAGCAAGCTGAAGTAGTTCGTCAAACAGGAGACGCAAACCATGTATTGGCGCTGTCAGAGCTTGCAAGATCGTTCCAAGGAAACCTTGAAGTTCTTCAGAAACGCAGCATTGCGGATAAGAAGAATGAAACCGCTGTTAAAATTAAAACAATGGATATCCAGAGCAAGAAGGAAATTCAAGAATCTGATGAGACTGCACGATTGATGATGAGTCGAGAAGAACTTTTCAAAATGTTGGTGCTTCAGCAAAAAGAAGAGCCGAAAAAAGTGAAGAATTCAACCAAGGTCATTGACATTTGATCACTGTATGCCAAGTTGTCCTTGGTTTGTGTTCAATTCATATTCGACGTTTTTATCACCGTTGTCAACTTTCAACACACTTTCTCGTCTATCAAATGAGTCATTTATATCTCCAAGAATATCGGTATCAACTTCTTCTTCAATGTCATCACCTTCTCGCAAGATTCGCTTGAAGACATAATTACTGCTGGACGATGTATTCTTCTCAGCATCAAATGGATTGTATGTTTTGTTATCGATGAATAATCTGAAATCGTCTTCCCCAAGATACTCTTTAACCTTTTCAAAAATCAATGGGTTTATTTCAACCAGAATATTTTTAAATCCTACATCACCCACGCAGTATGATCCATGTGACTTTTTTTGCCACTCCCCACTAGGTTCAGTGTCGTAACGCAACTGTGGATTCTTATCCATGATCTGCAATGTATTATCCATGAATATGGCAGATTTCATACCATCTCTAAAAACCTCTTCAGATTTTGAAACCGATGATGTTATTTGATTTTGCAGGAATATTGGAAGCTTGTTATATGTTTCAACCTTTACTCCAAATGGAGGTGTTGTTTTTGGTATAATGGCAGTGTTTAATGCTGTGGTTTCAACATTCCCATTGGTTCCCAAAATGTTTGGAACCTTTGCGAAAAACTTCTTCCCTTCGCTTAGTTTTCGAGCATATTGCCCAAGTGGTCCTGTTAATAACTGAGAAACATAATATTGAATGCTGTAGTCATCAAGTTCACTGCCTTCTTCATCAAGCTTGTTTATAAATAACTCCAACTGATTAAGACCAAGTTCATACACCTTTTTAAAGGATTCCATGAACTCTTTATCTTTGTCAGAAAACGACACAAGATCATCTAAATTGGATATATTATCCAAATCATCCTTTGTGAACTCAATAGCTCTTAAAATTTCAATCCTGTTTCGCATTTATAAATTAATTGTTTACCAATGTTGGTTTTGGTTTTTCATTTGCAATGTATTTAGCATTGCGATTCATTCTCGTAACCACACCATCCTTACCACCGTCAGCTATTCTCTTTTTATATTCTTTGTGATCCAAGTAGGATGCCGCCGCACCTTTGAAGTTTCTATTCTTAATTTGTTTCACAAAGTTAAAATCATCTTTACTGTTCGGTTTAAATAAATCTCCTCGGAAGCTAATGTCAACAAGTGCCATTTTCAATTCAGGACTGAATTCTTCCCATTGATCTTTGAATTTATTCTTTGCAATATTTACATGCTTTTGCACATCGATGTCAAACATCTTGAGTAATTGCTCGATGGATATGGACGCGCCGTTTTTAGCAACAAATTTCTGCATATCCGCATATGATCCATTTCCTATAAGGTGTCCTATACCAATTGTCCACAATCCAACATCATCTTTATATGGTTTTAAAAATTTTCTGTTTGAGTTATCCTTTAAATCATTTCCATATATTTCACTTGGAATAATATATTTTGAAAACTGTTCTATTGGCACTTCAGGATTGAGGTCATATCTTTTGTTTGGCTTGACTAAAATGGCTTTCTCAGGTTCTTTCTCAGGTTCCGCACTTTTATACTTTCTCAACAGAGCATCCATTGTTTTATCAAACTGAGGATCATCTGATATTTCTTTGGCTTGTTTGGCTGCTTGTATTTTAACCTCGATTGGTTCTCTGCTCGCATTGAACTGATCATAAGAGTATTTTAGTCCAGCGCCTGTTGCAGCAGTTGCAAGCAATGCCATAACAAGATCCTTTACGCCTTCGTCTATTTGTTTTTGTGTGAATTTCATATCAATCTACTTCATTATCAATTTTACTAGTTGTTCCAACATAAGTCTTTGTGCAGAAAAACTCATTTCTGTACAGATCACCAAAGAATACATGGCGAACTTCTGTTACAAACCATCGTCCCAGTAATTTCTCATCACTCTTTAGCTTTTGTTTTTTGGGTTTGTATATGTCTACGAATTTTCCAGCCTGTCTGAATGACTCTCCTATATTGCTAAAGTATGATTGAAGATTATAAAAGATCAAACTCATGTTCATCTCTGATTCTACAATTCCTATGTTGTTTTCAAGAGGATAAGGTAGTCTGAAATGTTTAAACTTTTTAGGAGCAGTTTTGTTGAGAACAATGAATGGCTTAGGTTTTCCACCGATTGATGAGAAGACATCCACAAACTTTTTAGCCCACTTGTCTTTGATACCTTTGATATCTATCTTTTTAATAAGCATTTCGCCTAAAATAGGATCATATCCATGAACTAATCTATTTATGAAAAAATTATTGGTGATGCTATGAGCGGGGGTTGAATAAGATAAATTCCTATTACCTCCCGTATATTCTCCTGTTTCCGCATCTGGCGGTGGATTGTTTTCATTTTCAGTTTCGAATTTGTTTGTTAGATCACCTATTGAAAATGCATCCATTACATTCTTTTTATTATCTTTGAAAATATTGGATATCAACGGAAATTCAAACTTTTCAATTTCATGATTATAATTCAAAAATGCTTTGACATGAATGTCGCCATCCTTGGCATAAAAATAATGTAGCATTTCATTGATAAAGTCAATATATCTCCAGCTTACATTGGGAGAATATACAATATCGAAATCTCCAGATTCCCACTCTTCTTCATTTACGGCATCGTCCCCTAACAGATCTTTAAATATATCTTTGATGATGTCTCCAACTTTACCGGTAAAAATTTTACCATATGGTATTTCTTCCAAGAATGGTAAAAGTTTTTTATCAACCAGATTATAGGTTTTTATATTCTCTGCTCTTGTTTCTATATTACCAGCATTCTGATCATCTGTTATGATAAATGTATTCTCGTACTTTTTATTTTCCGGTTGATCCTTGACCCGGAACATAATCTTAAATTCATCACGACCGTCTCCGCGTAATAGGTATTCGTTTTCAATGAAATCGTATGGGTTCGCTATTGAGATAGTGCCGTTCTCAAAAGGCTCGAATATATTTGAAATGATAGTCATACCACGAATAGCAGATTTTGTGAATTCAATTTCTTGACCATCTGCATTGGTCAATTTGAATTCACATTCATACTCGATATCGTTTATTTTATATACTTGTGCCATTAGAAATGTCTTCCACCGAATATTGTAGCATTCGTTATGTCTAGGTATAATAATCCTCTAATGGATGGTTTGATATACGCTAGTTGGGTTCCCCCTTCCGCATAGAATGGCGCACCGTCGAATTTATCCTTGTTTAATAGATATAATATCCACCAACTTTTAATATCTTCATAAATTCTATATGAAACTGTTGTTAATGCAGTTCTTGCCAGCACATCATAGTATTCAATGTATGTACTGTCTAGTTCTGGAAATTCAATCTTTTTAAGAGTGTTGTATGTATAAAATTCCTTGTTATCCAACGACAATTTGAACACCTTGAATATTCTCTCGTAATCTGTAATATCAAGAGCGCTCAAAGATGTTATCTGATTTCTATATTCTCCGATGTCTGTCATATTATCCTTCAGTTAGGAAGTTTGAAACTTCGATTGTAAGTGGTTGGAATGCTATACTTATATTGTAAGCTTCCGGTACAATAACATCATCGATCATGCGTCTAGCTCCTTCCATATTAATTGATAAGTTATTTACATACGCCCATGGCATATATCTGTATCCATAAAGCTTGACTCTGTAAATTCGCGGAGGATCTAGCGAGATTGCATCATTTCTTTTTGGTTTATTTATTTCAATAAGTTTTCTTATCAATTCATAATTTTTCATAAAATCTGAATTTATCGTATTCGCCAATTTAAAAGTTATTGTGAGAGCATCTTCACTAGCGTTACTATATTCATAAAATTTTGGAGTTTCTATATATGTACCAGCAGCACCTCCAGTTCCTCCTCCAGCGAGGGACTTAAACGCTTCCGTGATATTACCCTTTGATATATTTTCTTTGAAATCTGCTCTACCTTCAGCACTGGTAAGCATCGTCACACCTTGAGCAACTGTTCCCAATGTTTCTTTGAATATATTTTCAATCCCGCCACCAAGTCCACCACTACTTCCCCCGTATCCGTTTTGGAAAGTGTCTCCAAAGGTATTTTTTACATTTCTTAAATTATCTTCAAAATATGGAAAATAAAAATCATCTTCTTGTTCAGTGGCATCTCCATACATTTTTTCATAAAATTCTTTAGATGATGATGATGCAGCTACCTGAATATAATTTTTCAATCTATTTACAATTGAATTAGATTTTAATTTATACGACCTTACTAATACTTTAGGAGCTTTGCTGCGTAATGCAGCTCCTCTAGGTATTGTAGTCCAATCATAATCTTTTACTATGTTATATTTCCCCACAATGTTATTTAATATCAAAGTGTGTATACGCTATCAGCATATCCACCTCTATTATTTCCAAATTGTACAATAGGAGATTCTTGTTGAGGAACTGGCGAAGACATTATATTTACAGAGTTTTTAGTTGAAGATTGTTTAGATTCACTATTTGTTGAATTTCTGGTATTTTGTTCAATAGCTCTTAGATACTTATTGGATGTTTGTATCATTTTAGTTAAATTTCCCAAACCATTAGTTTTCCCGGAGGAACCTAAGAAATTTTCAATAGCTCCTCCACTCTTCATGCCCATTACATCATCTTTACTACTGAATGGATATACATTTTTTCCTCTTATAATGAAATCTTGCATTTCTTCTTTTGGAGGTGTTGTTTTTGTAAAGAATGCACCAATTGATTTAGTATATTTTTCTGGGAGTACATTATCTGCAATAACACCACCTAAAAATTTACCTACCTTCTCTCCGCCAATAGAACCGGCAATACCACCTATTAAGTTACCAACGACAGGCACAACTGATCCCAGCGCTGTTCCCAATGCTCCTCCAGCAGTTGTTCCTATCAAAGCAGTTACACCCTGTATTCCGCGCTTTCCAGCTCGTTGTTGTAATTCATCTATTGATATTTTACCAGCATCATATTCAGCCTTTAAATTTTGTATATCATTATATGATAACACACTTTCGATTATACCTCCCAATACAGGAACGCCTTTTAAAACTTTTAAAAACTTAGCAGCACCCCCTGCTTTTTTAACTGCACCTGACAATGCTTCAGATAATTCTTTCTTAGCAGGTCCAATTGCAAATGATGCAACTGCTTTAGCGCCTGATGCAACTGCTTTACCAGCAGTTTTCACTCCAGACGCTGCCGCTTTCCCCACATTCGAAACTCCTGTTGCAACCACACCAGCTGCGCTTTTCACAGTAGACACTGCGCTGGATGCTTTAGACTTTATAAAATTAAAAAGTCCTCCAGATTTAGGTGCTGCGTTCGGTGCTGTTGGCGCGGTGACTTTCGGTGGGGTTTTTGGAGTTGTTGGGGTTTTTGGATTTGCTAATGATGGAAAAAGCATTGAAATACCGGGAATTTTAGACAATATATTTTTAAAGAACTTACCAACTGATTGCAAAGCTTTTAAAATCATATTCTTCGCAGATGTTAAAAGCTTTTTAACTATATCTTTACCTTTACTCAATGCATTCTTGAAAGAAGTCCAGAGTTTTGAATTCTTTAATTTTGAAAATGCATTTTTGAAAAAATTACCAATCGATGATATAACCCTTTTCAAACCTCCCCAAACTCTACTGGCAACATTTTTTATAACAGTTGTTATTTTACCTATTACTTTTTTAATAGATTTTAAAATGTCTGCAATCTTTAACTTCTTAAATAATCCCGCCAATCCAAGCATTCCTAATAAAGTATCAAGCAATCCACTCGGTGCCTTTTCTGGAGTTATCTGTCCTTGAATTTTTTCAGCTCTTCCCTTTTCAGATGTAGATTTTTTATCTAAGGATGTTGTTTTTTCAAATGTATCTTTTTTTCTGCGCTCTTGCTCTTCGAAAAATTTAGATATAAAAATAGATGCTACTTTGTTTACCTTCTTGGTTTCATTTTGATTTAAATCACCACTTTCTTTTTTACCAAACGTTGAGCTTTCCCCAGCATTTGATATGTTTTTATTAGCCAACGAAGATGCTGGATCTTTTTGGAGTGCCATATTCTCCAAAAGATCCGTGCTTTTCTTCATCAAGATAACCAATTCTGCTACGATGCCATCCATTATATGTATTTAATACAATGATCATTCAAAGAACGATGAATCAATATCCACAGTGATCCCATCAACTGTCATGATGTCTTCTTCGTATTGTCTAACTATTGATATAAAATTAGAAATATTTGCAGTTACATCAGCAGGTAAATTATCGATTATTTTAGATCTTTCATTCATTGTAAGATCCTTAAATATTAAAGTTTCAGTTCCAAATGTGATACTTTCAATGAATTTAGGCAATTCATAAGACATGATCAGAGATACATTTTTACTAATATCATCCACAGTTGTCTTTCGGATTTCTTCTATACAAGCTGAAATTATCTTGTTCTCATCTTTAAGGGTTGGAATTTTCAAATTGATGGAAAATCCATTTCCTTCAACGACAGCAGTATCTTTGTGATTAAAAGGCTTTATATTTTTAATAATATCTTCCATTTTAATAACAGTATCATTTCGAACCAAATCAACATTGCTTATAGCATTTTTTAAATGTAGAACGAGGGGTATCTTGTGATACACTTTTAAATCATTATCGCCTGTATTTTCAATTAAAATATCATTTAAAATCTTTAAGAACGATAAAACACCAGCAACACCGTTCAACCCGGATGTTATCAATAGTTTTTGCTGTTTGAATGATAATGGTCTTAGTTCAACTTCAGTGTCAAAAAGATCGATTTTTTTGAATTGTTGACTTTGGGTTTCTAAAATAGAAAGAAAACTTTTAATGGATGTATTAGTCATGTGATGATTTATCTTCAGAGTTCATTTTTTCAACTTCTTCGCTGTATAATTTTATCAGAAATGCAATGTCTTTCGGATTTCTAGACATTAAAAATCCAATATCAGATATTCTACTGCTTATAGTGAATATAGTTTCCATTATTTCATCGTATCTGTAATAATTATACAACATTTTGATAAAATTAAAAGCTGAGTTATCAAATACTGAAATTGATATATCAGGAATTCCCAACCGTTCTTTGAAAATTGTTATGCTGTAATTGTATTTGTCGATATACGCATACACCTCCCGAATTACATTGTATGGTAATTTTTGGATAATTTCAATCTTCTGGTCATTTGAAAGTTGTTTGAAATTTACAAAATTTCCCTTCATATCAATGCGTTGAATCATGTCGATTAGAATATCATCATATTTATTGTGTAGTAATGATGATGGGTAATCAATATGTATTTCAAAGTTATCGATTGTTACAACTCCCTTAATATCAATTAAATTTTTTATAAATTCATCAAACCAATATGATAATTGGATTTCGATGTTGCTGCTGCCATTACTTAACGAAATAGTATCCCCAATGAATTGTTCTCTTGCTTTAAAAAGTGCTATAAATTTAGATACACAATTTCCATCACCGGATATCTTAGATAATAAAAACTTGTGTAAAATTTCGTCTGAATCATTATCTATCATGAACGACACGCTGCGCATATCTTCGATAGTGAATTCAGAAACTTCCGCACTCTCTAAATTTAGAGGGTTTGAAACTGTGAACTTCATAGCTGCTCGTAATTTTGACATCTAAATGTCACCGACTTTGTAGTGTATGTGGTATTATCGTAATCCAAACTCAAAGATTCCATTTTTGCAGGAGTTACTTTTGTGAATTTAAAGCCTTTTCTCAATTTACCCTTATTGTCGTATTGTTTGACCACCATCGTCGCTTTCAAAGGTGGTCCAGATTCAATGAAACCATTTATACCAACAGCTATCGACCAAGGTCTGAAGAATGTATGTTCCAAATCCACATTGGTTTCTAAAAAACTGACAGCTACATCACGGCTTCCGAAATTATCTCGCGCTTGCATGATATTAGGTGGTAAAAAACCACCATAATCAGCTCCAATTTGTGAACTACTGCTTGAGTACCCTTCTCCCGGTAATGTCACATTCTGTGCAACTAATATATTGCCATTTCTGGTCATTTCTTCGGGGCTTGTGGTTGCTCTCCATTTTTCTTGAGCAGACTCTAATACAGAGTTTATAGAGCCTATGCTGACGCCATCTATGCTAACCGACCAAAAGACAGGGAGACTAAGACAAAACTTAGCCTCCCTGCTGAATGCGTTTAAGAAATCGTTAATCTGAATGCCCATATCAAATATTTAATAGGGCATTCGATTATATCACTTAGAAAAATCTTCGTAGAAGTGATATGAGAAGGTTGACGTAAATGTCTTGATCTCACCACTACCATCTGCAATTGCATAATCAATGTTTCCAATATCTCTGATACCAACACCGATCAATTTGATCGTCTTGATAACTTCCAATGGATTACCACTGGTTGCATTAATATCTCTGGTGCAAGGAATTGCAAGCAAATCCAATGTGATTGTGCTTTCTGGACCCGGCATACACATATTTGCAGTGGTATCTTCGTTGTTGAATGCTACACGGGAAGCTTTCTCTAACTTTGTTCTGAGATCGAGAGCTTGATCGCAATAGAATTCAATGCTGTATCCTTCAGCACTGCCATATGTTGCACGACCTCCTAAGTTGAAAACTTGACCAGCGTAATTGACGGTTTTGTTTTCAATGGTGCGAGTTGGCAAGCTACCAGTTCTAGCATAAACGAGATCGGTTTCTCCATTTAAATTTAAACCGGGAAACGAAATTTGTTTAACTCTGAACAAGAAATCTCTAGCGAATTGCTTTTGAGCAGCTTGTGTGAAGAACGTTTGAATATTTGCTGGCATATATTTATTTAGTTAAATGATAATTGTTTATGGTTTTTTGTATTCAAAAACCAAGTTACCACAATCGTATATTCTCCTATATCCCCTTTCATACATTATAACACGCTCGGTTTTAAAATTGTCTGTTTCATCTTTTATCAGCGTGTGTTTTTGAAAATTCATTCTATTCAAAAGATTGATTTTATCGTATGTATAAAAATAATTAGGTTTCGATTGATTAATTAATCTCATTCCCAATTTTTTATATAATTCGCCGCTGCTGTATCTCAAATCACAATACGATATAAAATTATCAATATTGGAATTACACAATATTTTACTTGCTCCTCCGACAACTTGCGTGTTTATTTTATTGCAAAATCTTATTAATTCATATTTCGAAGATCCTCTAGTAATTTTGCGCTGTCCAAAGCACATTAATGAAACCAGTTCATTGTTGTAATATAGGCCATAGGCATTTGAAAATTTACAATCTCCTTGTATATGATTTTTTTCTAAAAATGTAGATGCGATCTTTTTATCTACATCACCATATGTACATTTTCTGGCGTATATTCGGGTGGGTGTTTTTCCCAATTTATTCATTAATATGGATTTGACTATATCTTTTTTCAACATCCATTCGTTCTCATATATTGTTATTAATTTTATATCTCGCTCTTTACACAGTTTATGTTTATCAGATGCTCTGTTTTTCAACAATGATTCTTTTTCGGCATTATTTGGATAAGATATTCCGAATGAGTGCCATAATATTCCATTATATTCAATACCTATCTGCAAATCAGGAATGTATAAATCCAATTCTAAATTTGGTAATATTTCTTTTGTATTTTTAACAATTTTGGTTATCCCCAGCGATGTTATAAATGAATGAATTTCATCTTCCGCGTGTGATCTATTTGAAAAACCATTGCATTTTGGGCAATATATTTTTTTCCAAAGCGCGTTTTTAAAAAATGGTGTGAATTCATATTCACATTTTTTGCATATGACATTTATTCGACTGGTAGTTCCAGAATTATTATCTTTTATATAATCGACAATTTTAAATTTTTCACTGATTTCAAATTCTGCTTTTTTTATAGCAGATGCATACATATGAGCTTTGGAGCTATGTTTTGAATATCCCTCAAATCTATTTATAAATTTTAAATAATCACCATTTTCATCAGTCGGCCTTGATGTTATACCATTTTCTATACAAAAACAACGCTCGGATATATTCAATTTTTCAATCGGAATTTTTGACGTATGGTGAAATACACTACATACGAAATCCTTATGTGATAATAAATCCATCAAACTCAATCTGAAAGATTTGGTTGTGTACAATTCTTTGAAAATTTTTACACAACCTTCTTTCTTTATAAGATTAAATTCCCCATCATTGAATATTTTTTTTATATCTTCAAAAATTGATATGTTTTTACTCTTGAAATCGAATTTATTCTTGATTATTTTATTGCTTTGCGCGTATTTTACAGAATTTTTATACCCTTTGACTTGTGGTGAATATTTTAGTTTCTGATTTGTGAGTGGGCAGTGCTGAAGAGTTTTAATGTCATTCATAACACAATAGATCCTCTCTGATATTTTAGGATTGTGATCATTTAAAAAAACAGTAAGGTTTTCTATTTCGATGATTAGATATTTTGGCATTTTTTTAAAATTCAAATTTCCTTTAATATCCAAACATTTATTGATAGCTTCTTTGATATTCACGATTATTTAATAGTCTGTTACTAACATAATTACACGACAACTTAAAAAATAAAGGCCAAAAATGGCCTTTATTTTTATTATATTTTATATAAGTTCTTGAAAACTAGCGTCTGTTCTTGTAGCAGTGAACTGAACGAGGATAAACTCTGCACTTCTAACGGGTTTTATGAAGATATCCGCTCTGAGTTCATTATTGTCGATAACTTCTGGAGTATTATTCCTCTCATCACAAACTATCAGATAATCGTACAATCCTTGGTTTTGTTTAGCGAATTCAAACAGTGGAGTTAGAGTGTTGATGTATCTGGTTCTTGTAAACTCTGTGTTTGGCTCGAACAAGAAGTATTTGGATACCTTCTTGGTTGGTCTTTCCAATGCCAAGAACAATCTACGAACATTGATTCTGTCGAATGCACTTGGTTTACGGTTGAGTGTCTTCTGACCAATGATAACCATACCATCGCTTGCGCTGAATGATACTGGATTGATATTGGTTTTGTAGAACTCGTCGCGTTGCTTCTGGTTAGGATTGACTGCAATATCAAGAGCTGATGTTGTTAGTAGTCCACGGTTGAATCCTGCTGGAGCGATCCAAGGGAAGTCATTGGCATCTGTTCTTGCGTAAGTTGCAGCTGCGTATCCAGAGAACGGAACCCAAATCTTCTCACCTGAGAATTCTTCATAAACTTGTACCCAGTTTCCATATACAGCTGCATATGAAGTGTTTTCAAGTCCGAATTGATGTCTGATTGGCCAGTAAACATCTCGTTGGAAGTTTTTGGTTCTATCAGAAAGAATCTTTGTATTTCTACCAGTCACCACGATGTGGCGAAGGATGTCAGCAATGAACATACAATCTCCACGACCACCAGTGTTGCTAGGCAAGTTACAGAAGTTTTCAAACTGATTGAATATCGCACTGTAGTTACCTCTGATATCGGTCGCAGCACTTAATCCAAAGATATCGTTTGATGTTCTCAGGGCTGATAGCTTGCTGTTTAATGTGCTAGAGTATAATGTGTCATCGTAGTATGCTGTGCCTGCGGCACATGCCATTGCGAAGATTGTACCAAGACCACCTTCAACAACAACATCGATATCGTACACTTCGTCGTTCTTGATTGCTTCAAGAGCGCGATTTATCTTGGTTGGGATATTACCAACAATCTTTTGCTGGATAACAGTGTCGCTGAATGCACCAAGTGGGTATAAGTTATCCGCAAATCCAATAATAGATGAAAGTGATTGTAAGCTGCTGAGTGGAATTCCAACACTCGCTGAGATGTTGCTGTAGTTGCTGATTGCTCCATTGGTAAGAACTCTGATTTTCTTCTGTGGAATGCCTTATGTATTCAGGCTGCTTTCACGATACTTATTTGAAATGTATGGGTTAACCAAGATTTCAATGTTTCGGCTGTTATTATCAACAGATTCTAAGAAAAATGGAATCGCTGGACCACCTCTTGGATTGAGTTGGGTTCTGAATGTATCGATAGATCCTACAATTGCATCATCAAGAACGAAATCAAGTTTAAAGGACTCATTAGCATACAGGCTCTTACGAATCTTGAACACGCCAACATTCAACAGGTCATCATCTTGAGCGTCATCGATATCGTAATCGGTGAGGTTCTCCATGATTTCTGAGATGCTGTTAGCACCTTCTGATGGAGTTGATGATAGATTGAATTGGAGAGTGCCGTTTGGAACATTTGTGTAATTGGTTCCTGTAATTATATTAGCACTTGTTGATATAGTTTTTAAACTCAAGATGGCATCATAGTTTGTAGCTGGGTTGATGTTGGTATTGTCTGCAATACCAAGATAGTAACCTTCAAACTGTCCATTGATTGTGGTTTGTGCTTTGTTTAGAACAATAACACCCGCACCACCGAGTGCATTTAATGCAGATAGTCCTGATATATCAGCGCTTGTGGTAGACCAGTCAAACAGACTTCCTTCAAGAGCTTGTCTGTATTGAGTTTCGTTTAAGTTGAAGTGAACAGGTTCACCTAAGAAATAAGAACCGGATGCGACATCGAGAATTGTTGAAAGTGTAGCATTTGTGTAGTTTCTAACTGGATAAACCAATGCAGAATATTGACTTCCGAATCCATTACCAGTACCTTCACCATATGGAAGTCTGAAAGTGTAAATGTTTGCTGGAGAATTTAAAAGTTCTCTGACGGTGTAGTAGAAATAACGCTCTGAGCTGTTTGTTGGAACACCGTAAATTTGTTCCAATTCATCGCGAGTTGTTACTTTTAAAACTTCATCTGTTGGTCCTTGATTCGTAAATCCGGTTACGAAAACGTTTGTTCCGATATTCTGAGGAATTCTAAGAGATAAATCTCTCTCGAAAATTTCTACACCGGGGCTATTTAGAGTTCTTCTTGCCATGTATGTATTTACTGTATTTTGTATGACTTTTTTATATCATGAAATATTTATTTTTCACTCCCGGTGATTAAATAGTATCATGGTCATTTACGAAATAAAAATACAAGATTATAGATATATTGGATCTACTAAAAACAAAAGAACTAGATATAATTCTCATATTAATAATTTAAAAAAGAACAAGCATTATAATAAATTTATGCAAAATGTGTATAATAAGCATAATAATTTAGACTTTACAATATTGGAAACTTGTGCCGATGTAAATTCCATGAAAATATTAGAAGAAGAATACATTAAAGAATATAAAAATAAATACGGTGATTTATGTATGAATATATTGTCAAAATATGGGGGAGGATCTGAATGGAGAAAATATAAAACACCCGATGAATTAGAAAAAATTGACCATAATAGATTGCATTTATCTCCTGAAACACAACAAAAAAGAAATAAAACACACTCAGAAACAGTTAAAAGTATATCATTTGAAATAAGAAAAGAGTGGTATGATAGAGCTAACAAAACACGGGCCGACAATATCAAAAACAGAAAAAACTATAAACCTATACACATTAAAATCACATTTCCTAATGAAAATTCACATTGTGAACATTATGATAGTGAATCTTTATTTTTTAAGGGAACTGGGTTAGAAGATACCTCTTTAAGAGAACTTAAAAACACTGGGAAAAAATTGATTAAAAAAAGATTACACTGGACTAAACATAAATTTCCAGTGGGGACATTAATAGAAATTATTGATAATTAAATTCCTATATCATGAATTCAAAAGCTCGATGTGCATTTGACTGTAGATAAACACAAATCCCGAAACCAATCGCATATCTCCAGATGGTTGATAATCGTAGTTGAGTCCCTTTAGAGTTGTGGGAAATGCTTTTTTATAAGTAAATTTTACACGCTTCTTACCGTATTCATCCAATCCATAAATCGTCAGATCTGTCTGATAATCGTTGAAATTAGCGTCAACAAATTCTTTTCTAGCGTTGTATTCCCCTGTCTTTTCGTCGTGCAGCAAGTTCAACCATTGATATATCGTCCAATAGTTATTATACATGCTGTCCACCGCAAAATTAACTTCCACTGGCGGGTAACTCGCTTTGTTGTGGGATGATACATATAATGTAGATCCAGCATAGCGAACTTCTGTTCCGGGAACAGTTATATCAGGAACCGCAGTTCCCCATATCGTAAACTGCACTGTATCTGGTATGATCGTTTTATTATTACGCACCGATCTGGAAGAAAACTCCTTTAAAATGGGAGGAACATCAAAAACAAGTAAAAACTTGTCCTTCGCTGCTTGGTTTAACGGGCTTTGTCGAATTTCTTCCATACTTAAAAGTATTTATCAAAAAACGCAGTTTCGTTGTCGTTTAGCTCTCTGTAGCCACTGTGTATTGATCCTCCCAATGATACCCATCCTTCAGCTTCCAAGTCAGCGAAGTCACTTGATTGTTGTGTAGAGGTTCCGAAATAGATAGGAGATATCTGACTGTTCTCAATACCATCAACCGCTTCATTTGTGTATATAGAAGTCGCTGGTTCAAATGATCTGAATAAATTTTCATTGGGTGTTAATTTTGAAGGCTTGCCGCAATCATCGTATTCATCAACTGTAAAGTATTGCTCGACGATATCATCATGCAACACCATCAATGCCCAAATCAATGCCATTGTTCTATCGTCATGCTTTCCAGAGATTGCACCCCAGCTATCATTTGGAAGCTTGACGAAGTCCTTGAATACTTCGTTTAGAGAGTCTTCATTTTTAAATTGCACCACCATCTTGTCATTGTAGAAATAACGAGCATTTGCAACAGCATTGTATTTGGTGTTTCTTGATGCGATCATACCCAACAACTGTGTGTTTTTTCTTCCCGCCAATTTACTGCCCCAACACACAATCTTGTCCATGTATCCCATATCAAGTCCAAGTCTATCAACAACCTGACCACCTTGGTTATTTCTTTCAATACAAGCCAATGGTTTACCCCAGTGGGATAGAATCTCATGGACCTTGTTGGCAAACTCAGAAACCGATATGGCATTATCGTAATATTCAGCAACTTCGGTGATTTCTTTAAGATCGGTTATATCTAGTATCTTTATGCAACTGAAGTCACCTCCGATACCTTCAGCGGTGTCAACACCCGCTATATAAATCCGTCCTTCTTGATAATGCTCAAAAATCTTATACTTACCATCCATCAAAGTCTCTACTGGATCAGATA